CTTTTCTGTACTCTTCATTCTTTTCTCTCAACACATTAACTTCTTCTTGAGTAGATTCTTTTTTAAGGTTTCTATTGTTAGTTATACCTTTTCTAAGACCTTTTGGCCCAAATGCATAACCTCTAGCAGCCTCTTTAGTTTCTTCCTTTTCGAAAGCTTTTCCTCTTAGAGTACCACCTTTTTTGGTTGTAAAATCTTTAGCACCCTCTTTTGTTTCAGCTTTAACAACTTTTGACTTACCATCTGTATTTTCACCTTTAGGGAAAGATTTCGCCTTTGTTGCACTACCAGTTCCATAGGATTTAGGACCCTCTTTTTTCTTTTCGTTGAATCCTCCGGTTTGTTTCTCGTAAGTGAATTTAGGTCCTTTACCAACAATACCTTTAGGTTTTACTGTCGATTTACCTTCTCTAACCGATCTTCTATGGTCGTAAGATTCGTCCAAATCATCATCTCCCATTTCGTCGTCGTCATCATCCATGTCTTCTTCCATTTCAATTTCATACATAACTTCTTCTTCCATGTCGTATTCCATGTATTCGTCTTCCATGTATTCGTCTTCCATGTATTCGTCTTCCATGTATTCGTCAGACTCTTCTTCCATTTCGATTTCGTACATTACCCCTTCTTCTTCTGATTCGAAATCAATATTGTCAACATCTCCTTTAGAGTTGAATATTGTGTCAATCAACTTATTAGTTTCTTCAGAGTCGAAATCCATTTCTTCTAAATCCATTGTTTCGTCTAATTCTTCTTCTTGTTCCTCAGACTCACCAAGCTTTACAAGATATTCTACATCAGCGTCTTCATCACTTAAGTGAATGTCTTCACCGTCTTTTTTAACGATGATTCCATCTTCTTCACCCATAGCTTTGAACACTCTTAGAATTTCTTCGTCAGAAGCGTCGGTCAAATCGATTGGACTTTCTTCAGAATCCATGTCCATGTCCATATCTAGTTCCATGTCCATTTCATCCTCATTATCAGTATCCATGTCAACGTCTTCTGTGTCGTCATCCATATCTACATCTAATTCAACCTCATCTTCCATATCTTGTTCTGATAGAGATTCTTTTACTAACTGATTGATTTCTTCCTTCATTGTAGAAGCAAGTATTCCTTTTGCATTCTGGGCGATAGCTTCTTCAACATTTTTCATTTGAATAAGTGCCTCCTGTACTAAATTTTTATTTTCTTGCATGAAAAAAACTATTTTATTTTATCATATAAATAGTGTCCAAATGAAAAAAATTCATTTTGACAATATTATCATCAAAGATTTATTAAATTTTATATTATAAATACCCACAAAATAAAAAAAGTGGTCAGTCACCTAACCACTTTAATAAAACACTTTTAAATTATTAACTAATAACTTCGTCAATCTTACTTTCAGATACTGAAGTTATTCTCCAATCGTGTGTGAAACCTTCGTACTTTTTAGTTACCTTGGCTTCAACATCAGTTACGGAATAACCGTTAACCAATTTTTCTTCTCTTACCTTTTTGATCTTTCCCGTGTTCTCATCAGGGAAATCATACTGAATTTTTGCTACAAAATATTTCTCGTCCATAATTTTATTTTCCCAAAAAATCGTTCAATTTTTTCATTAAGTCAACTGACTTCTCAACATAATCATTCCCCCCCTTAGATTTTTTTTCTTCTTCCAAATTTTCCTCATATTTGTTTCTTTCATCAGGATTTGAAAATAGATAAGCTCCTGGTGTGGATGGAGATGAAACTAAGTCAAAACAAATCAGTTCAAAATCATCTTGTACTTCATTTCTTTCACCCACTTTCTTTAAAGATCCAACTCCCCTTGATGAAATCCCCAAAGTAACACCTTGTCTCATCAAGTTAGCAGCCTGATCTCCTTTTGTGGACACAATCCCTCTTTCATGAAATCCAGGTGAAGTCAATAATTTTAACTTACCCATCAAAATATTTTTATCCCACCAAATATCCGTAATTATGTGAGAAACACGATCCAAATCAATAAGTGAAGATTCAGGGTGATTTAATTCAGATGTTGACAATCCTTTTGCAATTGCTTGTTTGTATCGATCGGCTTCTCTTTTCAATATCCTTTCAGGATATGTTCGTCCATTTCTGTTTGGAGTGTCATACTTCTGTAAAACAGCATAAAACTCAAATGGATTTCTATAATCCATATTTGAAGCTTCTTTCAAAACTTCTATATTCTGAGCGTCCTTTGGGGATACATAACCAGCATCCATTTCAATAAGAATACCGTGACCAAGTTCGCTAGCTTCTAAAATTCTTAAATTTTTCATTTAATATTTTTTTAGATAAATATATAGAATTAGATTGTTTGATCGGAAATGGTCTTTTTGGAGATGGAAAATTCAAAATATTGATTGGAGTAAACATTGTTCTGATAAATTGATTTGACAATGTTTTTCACAGATTCCTTTATTTCATATGATCTGAAATCTGTATTTACGGACGTAAAAAGATTGATTTCTAAATTGAAAAAAGATTTTTTCCCTTTGGAAATTCCACTTGTTCGTAAATCTAAATCGACAATATTTTTGTCCAAAAATATTTTTTGGTCAAGTGATTCAGTTACTGAATTTTTTATTTCTCTCCCCAAACTACTTACAACACGATTCCAATTATGGTCATCATTTTTTGGGGTAACCCACGATTGTATGTTAATATAAATTGATTTTAGGTTCTTCGAATCAACTGTCCCATAGACAGACTTGATTGGGTTGAATAGGTTAAGTTTGACACTTTTACCTTTTTTCATTTGGATAATTTTATGTAAGTTTATTTTCTTACAAAAAATATAGATATAAAATCACCTCATGTCAAAATTTTTTATATCTTTGTTGATATTTGTAATATATGTTAATCGTAAAAATAAAACAAGGAGAAAGTATAGAGAAAGCTCTCAAGATTCTCAAATCAAAAGTGGTGAAAACAAAACAAAATCAAATTTTATTTGATAATAGGGATTATACAAAAAAATCTGAGATCAAGAGAGCTAAGATTCTTAAGGCTAAGTTTGTTCAAAAAAAGAAGGATAAATCAAATTGATTGTTCCAAATTTTTCAGTTTCAAAAAATTTAATTGATCAAATTTCTCTACCTTGATTTTTTCGATTGTTTCTGAAATTTTTGATTTAATCTCTTCGGATTCTTCACTACTTAATATATCACTTAACTTTGAAATTGTATTTTCTTTGATTGTTTGGAATTTCGTTTCCAACGTATGAGTGTCTTCAGACACAATCTGAAAAAATTCCTTTTTAGTATTCTCATCCAAAGATTGGATATAATTACTAATTGTTTGATTAGCAACTGCAACCATTGAACTTATTGGAATATTGACACTTTCTTTTACGGTTTCCTTTTGGGACGACACTACCTTGATGACATTTTTTTTCGCCTGAACTCTTTCTAATAAATCTACATTTTTGTTGTAAACTAATGTATCAATATCGGCATATTTGTTTTCGACTTTTGACAATGAAGTTGGTAATTTGATCGCTGGTAAAATTTTGTTCAACAAGCTTACCCCCTCTTCAATGAAAATTTTGGAATCCTGTTCATTCAATCCTTGGGGAGAACTCAGTTGATCGTATATCGCATACGCTCTTGACATAGATTTATTACTCAAAACATTGTGTTTGAATTCTCTCAGGCTCTTTTTGAATTCTTGTTCGTTTTTGTAGGATTCTAAAAGATTGTTTTCTATCAGGGATTTTATGATTCCAAAAGTCATTTCTTATATTTTTTTGCTATAAATATTAGGAATTTAATAACTTATCCAATTGTTTTGAAATTTCTCCTAAATAATCTTGTGCTTGCCCCAAATTTATTATTTCCGACCCCTCTATCATGTTGGTTTCAACTAAAATATTGAGGTCTCTTTTTCTTGATTCGGGGGTAACTTCTCCTGCTGGTTCTCCAACTCCAGGTGGTGGAGGTGCAATTTCAGGTTCGCCTCCTAAAGGTGGTGCTGGAGGTGCTCCCAATTCTTCAGTTCCGCCTGGAGTTGTCTCTGCACCAGCGGCTGGTGTTGACCCTGTCATGCTTCCGTAGAGTTTATCTATATTATCGAATAGTCCTGTTTTTGTAATAACTGTAGGAGTTGCTTTAAGTTCTTCTCCTACGGCTCTTTCAACTCGTTGTTGTTGTAGATCCAATCTAACCTCATCATCAGACCATCCAAAAATGTGTTTCTTAGCCCAAGTAGAGGATGTCGCTTGTATACCATTACCTGGATCGGCGACCAAATCTTTATATAATAAAACTTTCTCTTTCCATACATCTACTTTCAGAAGATCCGCTTGTGTCGATGGATTAGTTAGACCTAATGTGAAGTTTGAAAGTTCGTCTTCAAATCCTAATAAGAATAAGTGTACTATGGCAATTTTGTTCATTTCCGCCAACATACTTTTCTGAATACGATTTATAGTCCTAGCAAAACGGATATCTTGTAATGCTAAATTTTTACCATCACCAACTACTTCTTCGAATCCTAAAAATGCTTTTGGAACTCTAAGAGCAGTTAAAAGTTTTTTCTGAATATATTCAAT